AGGGTCATCGAGGATGAACAGTGGGAAGCCGACATCTTCAAAGTTGAAGGTGACGTCGTGCCGGTTCAAGTTAATACTGTGACTAATGCCGATGACTTTGTTGTCGATGCTGATTGGGTCGCCCACATTGTTCGGTGTGAACTCGACCCGGACTTGTGTGCCCAACTCAAGGGACAACACTTGGCCTCGAGTCGTGGCGTCTAATCCGAGAAGGTTTACTGTGACGGCGGCGACCCTATATTCCGGAGTTCCAAATCGGAACAAAATCGATTCGGCTAACCCTTGCAGGGACGCTGAGGCCAAAATCGAATCCAAATTTTCTTCGGCGGCCCCGTTCTCGTCAATAGAGTCTTGGTTGATAGCGACCGCTGTGCCCTCCACGGAACTAACAGTGACCTTGTTCGCGAGTAGGTCGGTGCCGAACGTAATGTCCACATCGGAGTAGGGGATGCCGTTGTTCTGATCGGTGAACGTGGGGAGTTCGGTTTCGACTTGCACTTGCCGTTGACGCATTTCCACATCACCGGTCTTACTGATGAAGATGATGCCACCTTCTGATTGTTCAATGTTTTGAATATATGAGAGGGCGTTTTCGTCGTAGGTGGCGGCGTGGAGGGTGGCGTTTCCGGCGTCGATGTTTCGTCGGTCTGCTGGCCACGGGTTGGGGAGTTCGTTGAGGACTTTGTTGAGGCGCGCCCCGGACGATTCGGCTATGGCCGTGCCGGTGGCGGTTTCGCGGGCGAAGAAGGTGAAGGCGTCTGCGCCGGAAATGTTTGCGGTTGATTGTCCGCCGAGACTGTAGGAGAAGTCCCAGTCGTTGATGACCCCTTCGAATACGGGTAGGCCGTCTACTTCGAGGTTTATGGGGATGCGGGGTCGGATGAGGGGTTGAAGTGTGGAGTCGCCTTGTGGGTCAAACTTGCGGGTTTGGTTTCGGAGGGCGACGCCGATTGTTCCGGCGTTTGTGCGTTGCAGGTCACGGTTTCTGCCACGTCCGGTGGTGATGGTGAAGGCGTCGTTGGTGATGTCTACTGGGGTGTCGCCTATGGTGAGGTTTGAGGTGACGTCGTATTGGCCGACCCAGTTATCGGCAAGTGTTGACCACGTGTTGTTGAGGTTTGCCCAAGTGAATGTTGGGGGTGTGGTGGTGAAGGGCATTTAGTGGCCCAATTCGCCGAGGTCGGACCAGCCCTCCGGCGGCTCTAATGCATTATTATCAAAGTCTGATTTCCAAAGTCGGTTCTTATAGGCAACCTTGTCGCCTTGCGCGTAACCCGCGTGCCCGCCGGTCGGCTTTACCCAAGCCTTAACATCGCTGCGCTCTGCGTAAAGCCGCCACCCAGAAACGCCCGGTTCTGAAACATTTTGTTCAACAACAGACTGCCAAAAGTTGTTTTCATGGGCAACAATTGCATGAAGTCGATACCCGTCGTCGTCTTCGGGCTGAAGCCAAGCCTCAACCGGCTTTTCAACTTGCGGCTGCCACGATTCAACAACCAAGTCGGCGCGAGCACACACAACTTCAACAACATATTCACCCGGATCGCCACTCACAGTTAGTTTCAACGCATCTAAACTTGCAGTCGCTTGGCCCAAGTGCCCTTGCGCATACGGACCTCGAGTCCAGGGAAAAGAAGCAATGCGCGCCAAATGTTCAGGCAAATCAACAAAAACAGGTTCGTCTTCCACTTTCACGTGATAGTCATAAATTAACCGTCCGCCATGAGGGGACTCGTCCGCGCCAAACCTGTAAAACATTTCCGGATTAAGCGGGTCCCTAATCCGAGCATTTTTCGAGCCCAAAACGTCTAAATTATTTGTAACCTCTGCGTTGCCCTCAATTGTCAGCTCACCAAACGATTCGCCGGCATACCGCGCCATAAACATGCGCATAGCAATACCAACATTTTCATGTGTAAGTCGCCACTGCGCATTACCGCGACCGCCAGCTATACCCATAATCAAACGCTGAGTGTCCACCACCGGAGTACCATTATCATCATATGTTCTTTCAACCTTAAACATCGTGGAGGTTTCCTCGAAGTTCAAAGTCCCCGTCATTGGAACCGAACCATCAGCACGAACCAAATCACCAAACGCAACCCATTCTCCAGAGGTGCCGTCATAAACCAACGCATCACCATCAGACGGCGAACTAATATCCGTGTCCGTCAAATCCTCTAACGAACTTGCACCACCAGCCGAATCCTCCGGCACATACTCCGAAGAAGCAGAATCAAACGTCAACACCTGACCATCAGAAGGCGCCGCAGTACCAAAAGCCGGAATGTTCTTACCCTCAAGCGCATCAATATCCGACTCATTAGCCTCAATAATGTCCGCTGCAGCATTAAAAATCGTCGGAAAAGTTCGCGGATCCGCCCCATCAGCCGGACTCAAACCACCACTCAAACGCTCAATACTCATACCCACATCCTAACCTAAGCACGCGCAAACACCGGCCCACTATTCCGCTCATACCGGCGAATCATCCGAACAATCGTCTCTGCCACATCCGGCCCATCCGTCCCCATACCAGCATTCACTGTGATGTTGAACGTAGACCCACCTTGGTCGAGTTGGTCTAACGGGATAACCGCTTCAGGACCCGCCTCGCCAATCAGCGCATTCGTCGGCCCCGTCACAATGCCACCAGCTGCTAAAGCAATCCGAGGAATAGACACGTTGTCTAACTGAGCAAAGTCAAAACCAAGGGTAAAGGCATCGTTAAACGGTGTGGCCGGAACATCAATTTGCAGTTTATTGACCTGCCGAATAACCCAGTTTAGGTTGTCAATAATCCCATTAACAAAACCCTCAAACAGTGTCAACATTCCGTTAACAATGCCGACAAAGAACTCCTGCACACCGCCAAAGGTGTCCTCGAAAAAGTCACCAAATTCGCCTAGCTTGCCAGAAACCCACTCAACAATTCCGGCAAAGACCTCTAGGGCAACCACTAACACGTCGGCAAACAGCTCCGCAAAGAACTCAATTATCGGCAGTAGCAGCTCAATCAGCCCCACAAGTATAGGCAAAATTGTTTCAATAATCGGCAAAAACGCTTCTACAACTTTGACGATGATGGGAGCAAAGGTTTCGAACAAATCAAGAATGACGGGCAATAGCGATTCGATCAGAGGCGCAAACGCATCGACAAGTTGCAGGAACAAATCCAGCAACGGCGGCAGAAGTTCGGCGATCATCGGAGCCAACTGTTCAACTAAATCCGCAAACAGGGGAGCCAGCACGGCAATAATCTCCGCAAACATTGGCAAAAACTCCGCCACCAACGGCAACAGCGCATCCGCCAAAACCATAAACGCATCCATCAACGGTTCAAACGCTGAGGAAATCGCGTCCATAATAATTGGCACCAGCTCGCCAATAATCGGCAACAGGACATCCAAAATGTCTGTGATGAACGGCAACGCCGCCGCAATCAACTCAATGAACAAACCCGCAATGCTCGCAATAGCCGGAATCAGCGGAATAAACGCATCCAACAGGCCCGGAATCTGACCAGCCAAATCCTGCAACATCGGTGTCATATCCGCCACCGTGTCACCCAACGTTTCACCGATCGTCTCAAACACCGGCAGCAGGCCCTGCACCAAATCATTAAACACCGGCAACAACGCCTCGCCGAAGTTCTCCTTAATGTTCTCGCCAGCGATAGCCAACTGGTCCGAGGCGTCCGCCGTAGCCGCGGCCACACCACCATATTGAGACTCCAGCTCACCCAGAATCATCTCCTGAGCGCCAGCGATATCGCCAGCCTCCTGCATGGCCTTAATCTGTTCAGTCTGCTGGTCGGTAAAGACGGTACCGGTGCGAGACAACGCCGACAGGCCCTTTGTGGGGTCCTCTAACGCCTTACCTAACGCCGTAGCGTTACCTTCTGCCGAACCGAACCCTGCCGCGGCCATATCCAACGCCGCAACGGTCACCCGGTCAAACGTTCCTCCGGCTTCATCAGCCGAAGACGACAGTTCCTTAAATGTGAGCAGTTGGGCCTGAACGCCCTTAATCACCTTGTCATCGGTCGCCAGTCGCATCTCCTGCGACTTAGCAAACTCACCCAACCGGTTAGTGACCTCCTCAGAAGCATCACCAAACACGCCTGTGGCCTCAGCAACAGCCTCTAACCGGGCCTGAGCAGTAGCGGCAGCCTCCGCCACCTTAAGCGACTCACCGGCAAACCCAGCGATTTTCTTAATCGCAAACGCACCAGCGATTGCGCCACCAATTTTGGCAACAGTCTTACCAAACCCGTCTAACTGTTTACCGGCCTTCTTCAACCCAGCATCGTCGGACTTGTAAATGACCGGTATCGTTATGCCCTTAGCCATTACAGACCCCTCTTCGAAACCATCGCCGAATACTTCTCAATAATTTTGATCGCCGCATCGATAGTTTTCGGCCGTGACTTAATAAATCCGGCCCACACAAACCGGCCACCTCGACCGCCAGCACTTAACGGGAAACGCCGTTGCAGGTTCAGATTGACCTGTCGGCCACGCTCGCCCTGAGTGTAAGTGCCCTTGGTCCCCGCGAGATCGGCAATCTTGAAAATGCGGTCACCACTGCCCCGGCCATAAGCGTTGACGAACGCTAACGGGCCTCTACCTGCCGTGGAAGCCCTAACGCCAACATTGCCGCCCTTCCACGTCTCCATCCCCGACAGTGGGGCCTGGCTCGGAATACCGCCCTTCATTTCCTTAGCGGCAGGAGCCAACGCACCCTTAATCTCCTTCGTAAACTCTTTACGCAGGTTCGGGTCAATCTCTTTTATCTTCGCGTTAAACGCCTTCAGATTAGAGACATCAACAGTCGGAACAACAGGCACAGGGGAAACCTCCGCCCCCCAGTCTACCGGCGACCCTTCCGTTGGCTCTGCTGAGCCCGCGACACCAAATAACGCTGAATCGTATACAGCATGCGCGGTTCGAGCTCCATCAACTCACGCGGACTAATCCCAGTCTCAACGGCCAAAGACGCCAACGTCCAATGCATGGACGAATCGCCCAGGCCCTTTATTTTTTTGCCGCGATCTCCTCCACGCCGGCGACCTTCTGAGCCCAGTCATCGAACTCTTCAGTAGTCTTACCGGTGCGCTTCAAAGCCGCATACCCCAGGAAAGCCAAGTGTGTAAACCGGACCTCATTTTGTAGGCGTGCAATAGACAAATCAAACTTCGTTTCGAAGGCGATTAGGTCGGCAGCAATACAGGACACTTCTTCGCGTGAGTCATCCGTGAAGGCGACTGCTAGTTGAATCGGGTTCATAGTCACATCCTACACGGATGAACTAAAAAACGCTATTAAGCTTAAGCCCCGCCCTCATCACGAACAATAGAACCACTTGCCAGCGGCCAAGACACGGACAGGGTTGCAAGATCGCCCACGCTCGAGTCAAAAGGACTGTACTCGGTCACCAAGAACGTCCCAGTGAATCCAGGGTTAGTCGCTGAAACTGCGTCGCTAGTGGGCTTTACTACAACCTCAACCTCTTGTCCCAGGCGCGGGAACAGTGTTGCGTCAACCGACGAAGCGCTGAAGTCCTGGTGGAAGTCGAGCGAGATTTCAGCATCCCTAAG